ACCTTGGTTTGTTGCCGCACCTTGGTTAAATGTGCCTAGTAAAACATCAGTATCAATCTGAATCTTCATCTGCATAGCAGCATCATTAGTGAAAACATCCATTAACTTAGGCTTAGATTGTAGTTCGAGAACGTTATTAACGTTTACACCGAAATACTTACCTTTGTTAATTGACAAAGTGATTGTGCTTGGAGCAGGAATCTCATATGCCAAGTTTTGACCAATAGTGTAGTTATTGATTGTGATTGTTGGGATAGTGTTGATGATAACAGAGTCACCAATACCAGAGATGTCGCCTTGCCAATCAGTATTAGCGATTTCGCCAAAAACTGTAGCAGCGTAAAATTTTTGAGCTAATTTTCCAGACCATAGGGTAGGAATAAAAGTTCCAGAATAAGCAGTACCAGAGTAAGTGGTAGCGCCATTAGGTGCGTAAAAATTCCCTACAGGGTATTGTGCGCCAGCGGTAATAGTAGACATAAATTCTCCTTTAATTGTCTAATTTTAAAATCCACTATTACCATTGGTTTATTCGACTATCGAATTCTTCCTTCAGTAATAGCAGCGTGTATTTCTTTTTCCATCTTAACCGCCTCATCATTTTCGATCAGTCCACGTCGCCATTCATCATAAAACAACGCTATTTCTTTTTCATTAAAATAACGGTTATTTTGTTGATCAACCGGTTGTGACGCTGAACGTGAGCGAGTCGGTGCAACTTGACGTTGAAGTTCTGGATTTAATTGTTGTCTTTCCGGTTTAGCAGGAAACAATGATTTATAAGCTTTAAAAATAGTCGCAACACGATTTGTTTCTAAATTCTCATAAGCATTATTCAATGCAACTTGGCGTGGCATTCCGTACACAGGATCTACTTCTTGTAACCAATTTAAGAACCCTTGATCATAATTCAAAGTTTCCCAATCTGGTACTTGTTGTGCTAATCCATTCAAGAATCTATCTTTATCAGATACAACTTGACGTTCGGATACGTTGCCTAACTGGTTTTCCAACTCTTTGACTCTACTTACTAGGTCTGACTCTCTATTGTGCATATTTTGCACATTGGCTACTTTAGATTGTGCAGCACGTTCTATCAAATCAATTAAATCTGGTCCAAAAGCTTCTCTATCTTGTTCAGTGATTAGAGACTCGACTAATTTAGTTGTTTCTGGCTGTTGAACTTTGGCTCTTTCAACTTCGCCTATAAGTGTCTGCACTTGCGTGTTTAACTCACGGACTTGTGAATGTAACCTTGGTACTTCAGCATCATACATACCTTTTAAAGTGTGGTATTTTTGCGACCACAAATCATCAGATACTGAATCAACTTGCTTAGTTTGCTCTTGCGAAACAGTATTTTCCTTGGGCTCAACAGGGTCTGGTGGTAGATCTGTATTTAAGTTAGTCTCCGGTGGTTGTACATCGGTCTGATTTAAATCCATCTCTGCTACTAAACGATCTGCTTCTTCAACTTGTTGTTGTACTGCCTTTGGCAATGCCATTTCTCTCTCCTTAGCTCCGGCTACGCTTCACACTCCGCCTCAACGGTATGTGTTTGTCGCTTACGGTCTGCTACTACGGGTTTGTAAATACGTTTAAAGCTCCACTGGGGTATGCTTCTAGCGTCTCATTTTGACAATTAATGCTTCCGCATTTTCGACTAAATCAAGAATTTCCTTGTAAGCCCCGGCTTCGCCTTGTAACCGGTAAATCTTTTCTACATCGGTAACTTGTGCCATCATTTCTAGAGATTCCTGCCGTTTGGCTCTGAAATACTCTGTAAGGTGATCGAACTCAGGTCCCCGTAAAAACGTGAAGCATCTAGCTACACGCTCATCAATTCTCATTACTTACACATGCCGTCAGTTTTAGCTGATTCCTGTGCGTATCCTTCGCCACGTGACATATAAAAGTCACTCATACTTGGAGCACTACCTAGGCCAGTTTGTCCGCCTTTGCACATGCCATCAGTCTTAGCAGACTCTTGTGCATACTCGTCTTTTCCGCCACGTTTTAACTTATTAAAAATTTCAGCCATTTTAGGCTCCTTTCAATTTAAATGCTACAAACTACTATATAAACAAAATTATACTCTTTGTCAACTTTATTGTTCAAATCTATTTACAACAGGTGCATTATTCATCAATTGCGCACCCCCGGGAGGTGCTGGAGGTGTTCCACCTGCTTGAGACTGACCACTCTTTTGTGCCATTTCCATCTGTTGCATTTGTTGCATCTGCGCTTGTTGCTGTTGTGCTGCTGCTTCTTTCTGTTTAATTACATACTCAGAAGGAATAATTTCGTCTACATTTAAATCTAAAGTCTTAGCAGACTGTCTTAACAATTCAGCAATACCTTCCATGCCAATAACTTGTTGTGCAATCGGACTATTTAGAGCTACAGTCAAGAACTCATTACGACGTTGCTGAGCAGCTTCTTTTTCTAGTAAACTTGCAGCGCCACGAGCTTGTATATGTATATCACCTTTTAAGTCCATATCGTCACTATACCGCATATTGTAATAGTATAAACGATCAATACATGGTTTGACTACGTGCTCATCAATGTTTGCAATAACTTGTTTAATAGATTTACCAGCATTTGTCATTAGCATAGACATACCAGAAGCCGTTCTTCCAGCCCCGCCTGTGGGCGATCCGCCAGTCATATAACGTGGGATACCTGTATATTCATCAGCTAAAGTAGCAAATTTTTCATATACAGTTAATAGCTCGTTAGCTTGCGAGTTCGGTTGGTAGAAACTTACTGGTGCTTGATTACCATTAATAGGATCGCTTGTAACTTGCCAAATCTTCCATGGGAATATCTGTGTTACGTTTTCTCCCGGAGGTAGTCTGTCAATGTTATACACTACTTGTGGTCCTGAGGCTAATCCCATATTGTTTACGAGAGCCCTTGCAGCAGCATTACAGATATCTTGGGTATCACGACATAGGTCAGCTACCGAATTACCCCAGAACGCACCCGGAACCTCTTCATATGAAGCTTTATAGTATGGTTTACGGCCTAACGGATCAGGATTTACTACAGCTTTAATAATCCAACGGCCAATTAACCATGCTTCAATAGGATATTCAGCTAACGGATCGGGAACTTCTTCTTCAGACATACCCCAATCACGCAACAATTTACCTTGTACTGAACCCCAAAACTGGAGAGCATCAATCAATTCAGATGGGTTTTGACCTGCAGCAACTGTAGATTTACCTTCAGCATTAGCCTTAGTTAAGTCAATATAAATCCAGTCACGCAAACCACCTTTACCGTATTCATCAAGAACTTGTCTAATCGCACCGTCACTATAACCGTCAACGTTAATCATCTCAACCAAATCGCTACGGGAAAGTTTATGTCTTTCAATTAGATAGCCGTCATTAATAACAGACGCATCAGGAGCAGGATATAACATAAACGGATCAACCCGTTCCCACTCGAGAGCTAGTGTATTCTGAACATCTAAATCCCATTTTTGGTTTTGTTTATCTTCAACCCATTTAAGCATTGGCTTGTTACGAACTACAGGGCCTTTTAATATCGCTGAAGGGAATGTAACTAAATCATCAATAAACTGTGCAAACGCTGTAGTCCACTCACCTTCTAATAATTGGGAATGCATTTTACGTTCCATGCGACTAGCAGTTTCTTTTGCAATGTCAGTAAGTTGACGCATAGCTTCGTCTTTAAAATCTAAGAGCATCTGCCGTACTTCAACGTCTGTTGGGTTTATCCCTTGCGCCAACATTTCTTCTAATTTCTGTTGAGCTTTGGCCATTAAGTCTTGTAAGATATCCGGCTCTAACTCAGGAATTGGATTTGGCTTTAAACTCCAAGGTTTATCGTCTGCTCCAGTCAATAACACATCCCGTAACCAGCTTGAAGCGGCACGGCATTTATTACTTGTAAGCATCATGAAAATCATTGCAGAGTTTTGTTCTCTTAATTGCGCTGATTTGTCTGGATCGTATTCTCCACGACGTGCACGAACTGATTTAAGCATTCTTTGCTCAATCGTATATTCCTTGGCCATACGAGCATATATCCACTTGCCTTTAATATAAGCTGCAAGCTGTTGTATTACCGGCTCACTATTTGCAGTGACGGCTGCCCTACGCTCCTCTTCTTGGAGCTGTTTAACTGATTTTAACGGGACTATTCCACCTAAAACAGTAGTTCCCGGGGCAGTAGCATTAGTAATATTTAGTGCTTGCATAGCCTAGAAGTGAAGTTGTTATATGACTTTATACTTTTAATGCAGGTTCTTGTCAAGTATTTTACACCCAAAGATAATTACTTCTCTGTATTTCTTTTCTTTTAGTATTTAAAACATCACCCGTCAAGTTGCCATCCGCATGTAAACACGCATACTGGAACGCATCTGCAACGTGTGAGTACTTATTTTTCTCGGGTTTATCATCAACATCACCCGTAGTCTTTATTTTATACCTATATCCGCCTCTTAGCGCATTTATTAAATTTTTACAAGTTGGGTCAATTAACATGGCTGGTTTACCATCAGAAATTCTAGTAAGCAACGAATCTACAGCTGATAACCGAGCTACTACAGAATTCGATCTAGCAGGAATAACTCGAAACCCTTCTTGCCTAAGAATATCAAACACACTACGCTCGTCTGTCTGCGCTCTCTGCGTACCTGCAGGATCTCCGATTATTAACACGGGCATCCCCGGGAATTTGTTAGCGAGTAACGGTTTTAATTTTTCTCGAACAAACCTAAGAGTACCCATACCATCAGAAATTATATCGGAATATGTTAAAAACCTACCGAACGTATCTACCTGACTAATCGTACAAGCTGGTGTCAACCCAAAGTCCATTCCAATGATTAACGGATGTGTTGTAGACTTTATGTAATTCAGTGGGTTTTCCGATATGTGTGTATCTGTATCAAATGCACGGAATACAGGCTGTCCACTAAGCGACTTACCAAATTTGGCATTAATATAAACGTCTACCCAGTCCTCAGACTTACCTTCAGCTAAGTTATCGTAGTACCCGTCAGGTAAAAAGTCTACCCAGTCTGCTTCAGCACTAAGACCACTCGGTTGAAAAAATACTTCTGCATTTCTAGGTGGGTCAGATAAAAACTGTTCCCAAAACGTATCCATGTCTGGAGGGTTTGTCATTCCCCATATGTGAGCATTAGGAGCGCCAGTGCTGGTAACACACCCCACAGTATTATCGAGCTTACTAGGGTAACGACCAAGACGACCTTGTAGTGCATTAAATATGTCGGGGTTAATTTCTCGAAATTCGTCAAGGATGCCAAAAGACGCTTGTAACGATAATAGTCGACGTACGTCATTAGAATCATCCAGACCACGAAATAGTATTTCACATTCAACATCATTAAACTTTAATATAAATTTGTAATTGGTTTTCTCAAACACCCCAGCTTGACCGTCAGGGTACCATCTAAGCACATCTGGTATGCTCGTATCTCGTAATTGCTCTCTTGTATTACGAACCCAAATAGCTCTAGACCTACGTATCCCATCCCTGCAGGGGGCCATTTGTGCAGCATGATAAGCAATTTTCATTATACCAGCAGTGGTTTTTGTACTACCCACAGGCCCAACTACTAGTGAAATGAACGCTTCTGACTGTAAAAACGGTTCTACTGATTTTGGCGGAGTATAGCTTAAATGGGTCATTTTTTAGCTTTTTTTATTGTTTTTGTTACTTTTTCGGCTATTTTTACTGTTTTTTCTTCTACATTTTCAATAATTTTAGGGCTAATATCTAACGTTTTTTTCTCTATTAAACCCGGTTGTGGGGTAGAAAAATTAATACTTATAGAAAATCCCGGACCTGCCTGCGTCTGAATGCTTGTTTTTGGCTCTAAATCGCCTAGTTTGGCAAACGTTTTCATGGTTTCTAGCTTCTGCCCTAGTGTAGCTTCATGACTTAGCGCTTGTACAAACAACTGATCAGCTAAAACATCCGCTTTCATTGCCGCTTTTACACGAAATGTATACCCAGACTTCTCAAATTCAGCCCGTTGTTCAGCTATTGCATCAAGAAACGGTTTCCATGCAGACAACTTATCCCATGCTTCGCCATATATTCCATGACGAGAGGCTATTTCTTTAGGATCTTCCAGCCCAGCAGCAATCGAAGCTACTAACCCGGGGGGAATATCTCTAAAGCGATCAGGGTTGGTTAGGTCTTTGAGCTCTTCGTTCATCTATGAATTTTTTAAGGGCTTTACGAATGACTTCAGAAAACGTAATTCTCATAATGTCTGCTTCAGCTTTTAACTGTGCAACAAGTTCTTCTGGTAAGAAAAAATTATGACGTTTCACTTTTTTTCCTTTTTAGCCGTTTTTGCTGAATTGACGAAATCCATAGCGGAGGGGGCTCCTTTGGCTCCGACTTTCCGCATCTTCTCGCCAGATCCTTCAGAAATCCTTTTACGCTTTGCATTAATGTTCGCATATAAGCCGGTCTTAGTCGCCATGTTATTGTCCTCTGCGGGTTAACTTAGTAGGTGCTGTTTTTGCCATAACTTTAGGAGTAGTTTTTCTAGCAGGGGCTGTTTTGGCTTCCATCTTTTCGCCTTTAGCATAAATCTTAGAAGGCATTTTTTTCTCAGCAACTTCTTCTTTTTTAGATTCTTTACCTTTAAACAAATTTCTTAGTTTTTCTAACATTTTAATTCTCCTTTGCTGTGGTTAATCTGAGTATACTGTGTGTATGCGTATTGTCAAGTTTTTTTCTTTGCTAAATTTTCTTCGTAGTGATGTATCCGATGGCAGTTTGAACATAATACAATACATTTTTTTAATTCTTTATATGCTTTAGTAAATTGACCACCAGTTATTAGTGTACTAAGGTCATCTTCTTTTTCTTCAGGGTTTATATGGTGAAAGTCAAAAGTTGCTGGGTGGTCTTCTCCACATCTTTCACACCTAAGGGTGGCTTTGAAAGCAGCCCATTCAGCTCTTCTTTCTTTTTTTGTTTTGGCTAGTCTGATTCTTTCTTGGGGTTTATTTTTTTCATAGTACTTTTTTGAATACTCTGCATGTTTTAACTTTCTAACCGCAGGATCTTTGTATGGCATTTTTACAGGGGGTAAGTTTTAACAGGCTCGTGGCTCATTAAATCCACATTACAAGCCCATTTTACTGAATCTTCGGGCGTTAACCCCATGCGCATACAAACCTCTGCTGCCATAGCCCCACTGCCAATAGCCATGAAAGTTCTAACTCTTTCCCATTCGAGGTCATCCCCACAGGAAAACAAACCCTCATTTGTAAGCTTTAAAAACGAACTATCTGACTTTAGCTTTGGTTTTACTTTACTTTTTTTATTTAAAAACTCTATAACTTTTTCTGCGTCTACATAGTTACCAGCGACACCAACCCACCCACCATCTATTGCAAAGACCTTATCTTCAAAATATTTAATGCCAGTGTCGGTGTCTGAAAATTGACTATCTGCCACTAAAACTTTTTGTTTCCAATCACCAAGAATAGTAGTCATGTTATTTAGTTGCCAGTAAGTAAAGCCCTAAATTCGAGAAAGAATACCCACTATACACTACTGCCATTGAAATATTTCCTTTTATTCCTTGCTCAGCAGCTATGTAAGCGTAAATCACACCTGTAAGAATAATAAGCCAAGAACTCATGAAACTCCTCTGTGCAGTATAGGATAGGGTGTGAATTTGGCAGTTACTAACCGTTACATAGAAAGTAGCAAAATACGTAACTTACTGCATCCTTCAATGGCTACTTGACCACCCCCATTAATTGTAAAGGTAATTTTATGACACTGCAAAGGCTAAAACGTGTGTATATGCTAAAAATAGGGGGCCCGTTATGCGTAACACCTAAAGCACCACCCCACCCCCCTGCCCCCTTGTCCCACCCCCCTGCCCGTAAAGTCGAGCGTCATAAACGGAGTCAGGGCAGTAGATATACGGGCTTCGGCTCTGCTCATTAACAATTCGGTAATCTTATCCCCTTCGCACTTTTCTTGTGTGTTATCCAAGGGATTATTGTAAGGCTTAGGCTTTCACAATATGCAAGGGGATTAAATAGGGTTATCGGTTTGGGGTAGATTCGTTCTCTCATTCTTTAAAAATTTAGTGTTACATCATGGTAAGCATGTCTAGGCTCATGATGATTAATGTTTTGGCTTTCATGATGTAAATTCAATAGGTCGAACCTCGTTGAACCATAACATCATGAGAGCATTTTCAAGTGTATTCATTTTGAGTATATTTGATGATGTTCAACCCAAAACAAAGAAAGGCTTTATATGTCAAATGCTATCGCTTTAGTAAACGGCACTACTGATGTAGTTTTATCTCACAAAACAGGCAAAACAGGCTCATTTGCACGGGCAATCGCTTTCGCAAGTCGTGATGTTCGTCAGCAAATTGGTGCTACTGC